CCACCATTGATGTGTTCGGGATCTGGAGCGGAAGCCGTTCGAACGGTTCCTGAGGGACGTTCAAAAGATAGACGAGACCTACAACCAAAACTGGCTCAGGGCCGAGTACAACTTCGCCGGGGCCTCCGCCGGGATGGCCGCCAGATGGGAGGACTTCGAGGAGGACGGCGACCGTTATTACCTCCAGTACCGCACCGCCCACGACGGCAGGGTGCGCCCGGAGCACGCCGAGATGGACGGCATCACCCTGCCGGTGGACGACCCGTTCTGGGACACGAACTACCCTCCCAACGGATGGAACTGCCGCTGCACGGTCGTGCAGGTCCTCAAGGCCGACAACGAGCCGACCGACAGGGGCGAGGCCTACAGGCGCGCCGAGAGCGTCCTGAGGGGCGACAGGAGGGGGATGTTCCGCTTCAACCCCGGCAAGGAGGGGCGCGTGTTCCCCGCCTACAACCCCTACTCCGTCTCCGCCTGCGCCGGTTGCCCGAGGTCTGAGCTCAAGCTGGCGAGGGACATCCCCGCCAACGAGCTGTGCCAGGCCTGCCGCTTCCTTCAGTCGTGCTACGAGAACAGGGGCGAGACCTACAGCGTCGGGGACGGCACGGTGCGGATCAGCGATATGGTTAACAGGGAGGACAGCGACTTCGAGAAGCTCCGCCAGACCGCCGAGGAGTTCGCGAGGATGGGCAGGAACGTCACGCTGACACCGAAGATGACGCGTCCGTCAAGGTTCCAATACGAGTGCGTCTACGGCTCGCTCGTGGGGACAAGGTTCGAGGGGAAGTGTCCCGATCTCAACATCGACGGGCTCTGGTACGAACACGAGGGCTTCACCTCCGCCAACCCGAAGAACGCCCTCAGGAATATGCTAACAGATGGTTTGAGACAGTCGGATAGGCTGATCATTGATGAACCAGATTTGACCGAGGCATATATGAAGCGTGTTATACGAAATCGTATTTCCGATGGACAGGATATTCAAGAGGTCTGGTTAAGAAAGCAAGATGGCGGCCTTAGTCTCCTGTATAAAAAGTCAGAGGAATGATCGCTCATTCCTCCTTCTGGCGAGGAATCGGTAGTCATTAGCTACGGAATCCTCCACCGCAAATATACTAATTATTTGTGAATTGCAAACTGTTTTGTATAAAAAAAAAAGATTAAGGACTGAAAGGGCTGTCCCGAAGGGCCGAAGCCCATTATGAGAAGTCGCATTCAATCCTCACCGCAAATATACCAATTATTTGTGAATCACAAACTATTTTGAATAAAAAACGCCGCAGGTTTAAGCGGCGTTTTTCTATTCATTCTTGAACTTTATATCGTTGAAAGAGCCTTCGAGATGTCTTATCCTCTCATCTATTTTATCAAGATTGTCCATTATCTCGTCATATTCCTTCTTGCACCTGTAACAGTGCAGATCCATAAACTTCCTGTCAATCTCTTCCAGTTCCGAGTCAATACGCGACAGGTCGCAGATAAAGAACCAGACCAAGACTAGGAAATAAGCCATTAACCATACAAACGTCCCCGCCGGCCCTCACGGGCGGACGGGGACAACCACATAATTAATAACACTAAAACTGATGAAAAAGCCTTTCGGGCCTTGGCCCCGCGTCCGGAATCAGCCGGAACGCCGGCGCGCCGTGTTGAGAAACTACCAATGAGTAACCTCGTTTAGCTATGAAAATCTGGTTTCGATGCAAATATCAAGGGCGTCGTCCGGCGCGTTGCCCGCCTCACGGCGGCTCCGCGGGGCTGGGGGCGCGTCACCGCGGCCTCATTCGCGGCTGCGCGGCACGAGCTTGGCGTACCGCACGCCGTAGATGTCTATGTTCTCCACGATGTCCTCGTGGTCGTGGTTCGTCAGCGTCCTGGACAGGCTCACTCCGTCGTAGCCCTCCCCGGACATCCCCTCGATCCTCTCCTGCACGATGTCGCTGAGGCCGAGGCGGTCCATTCCGAGGCATCCGCACCCGCAGGCAGCCCCGTCCGCGTCGTCCCACTCCGTGACGATGTGGACCAGGATGGTGCCCGTACCCCTGAAGCAGACCCCTCCGGCGGTCTTCGCCGCCTTCCAGCCGATCTCGCCGAACTCGATGAAGACCGCCGGCGTCGACCACGGCCTCTCCTGCTCAAGGAACTCCACGTTCCTGTTCCAGAGGTCGATGTGCCTTATCTCTTCGACATCCGCCAGCCTCGCGGCGATGTCCCTGTACAATTCAGATCTTGTGTTCATCCCTTCCATTACTTTTTAAGTGTCTCCGGCAGCGCCGTGTCAAGATATTCGTCGATGTCCCGCTCCACTATCCTCCGGATATTCCCCTCCAGCTCCGGCGAGGCCCCGAGGAACCGTCTCCTCGGGATGACGATCCTGTCGCCAACCTTCTTCAGCGCCATAGCCTTCCAGAACTCCGCCTCCGCGCTCAGCCTCTCCTGCCTTCTGCTCCGGCTCAGCGAGCCGTCCTTCCGTCTCCTGAACCCTCCCACAGCCTTGCGGTACATCGCCCAGAAGAAACCTCTCATCCTCCTCGTGACGACAATCTCCCCTCCGTTGTTGTGGATGACGGCGTAGGGCAGGGTCGAGAAGAAGGTCACGCTCGTGTCATCCGAGCGGCTGCGCACGCTCCGCCTCAGCGCCCCCGAGTCCACCAGCAGGTGGCCGTCGCCCCTGAGCGGGCTCCTCCTGCGCCTCCACGCCTCGCCGAAGAATGACTGCCTCTCGAAGTTCCGGTCGAACTCCTGGGCCGCGTCCACCCGGATGTCCCGGAGGATCCTGCGTCTGATCTCCTTGGTGTCCATCACTCGTCATCAAAGCTGAAAAGGGACGGGGTGTCGTCGGGGAGGGCCTTGCCGGCGTCCGCCGACGCGGAGAGGATGTTGTAGAACGTCCTCTCGCTGACGGCGTACCTGGGATAGACGTAGCGCAGCCAGATCTCCCTGTTCGAGAGTCCGTCGTTGGCGTGCGCCTCGTAGATCCTGTTGATGTCTGCCGCTCGCTTGAGGTAGCTCAGGCCGCGCCTCTTCCTTGATTCTCCCCGTCCCATAGACTGATTCAGATTATGTCAAAACCCATATCGACCTTATACATCCCGTCCAGCGCGTCCTGCACCACGCTCCGCAGCTCCGGCCTGCGCCTGAACATCTCGGTGAACAGGTCGCCCATACGGTGCGCCGAGCCGCCAACGGCGACGAACACCCCGCCGTCCTCCTTGGCCGCGACCTCCGTCAGGCAGGCCACCCTCTGCCTCTGCGGCCTCGCCTCGTTCATCCTCAGCGCGAGGTCCAGAGCCTTGGCGGCCTCCGCCACCTGCCTCCTGCAGGAGGCCCTCACAAGCTCGTCCTGGTCATAGTCCGCCATAGCTCTCCCTCCTATGATTCGGTCATACCAAGCGGGATCGGATCCCACGCGTTCGTGGCCTCGTTCCTGACCCAGGCCCGCAGGTAGGTCTTTGACGCGGTCGGCTTGTAGGCCTCCTCGATGATGCGCACGCCCTCGATGAACGCCTCCGCGCCCGTCTCGTCCGCTATCTTGCGCAGCTGCACTATCCGCTGCGCCTTCAGCGTGCCCTTGCCGTCCTTCGCCAGGAGACGCATCACCATCGACACGAGCGCCTGCGACTTCTCGTCCGTGGCGAGCGACGAGATGTAGTCGCGGATCATCGCTATGCCGGTCTCCGCCGTGTCGAGGTAGTCGTCGTTCAGGTACTGGCCGAGGGTGATCCTCATCCTGCCGTCGCTGCTCGTGAACGTGTGCGAGAAATTGGCCATCGCCTTGCCCTTCTCCCTGTAGATCTCCGACTTCATATCGATGATCGCCTTGAAGTTCTCCAGCACCGCCCTCTTGACCGTGGCGATGTTCTCGGAGACCGCGAGCAGCTCCGGCACCGCGGCGGCGATCTCGCCGTCCACCAGCTCCGTGTACTCTTTTCGCATCCTGCGGGCCGCCTCGTCGCGCTCCGCTTTGGCCTTGGCCTCCCTGAAGGCCCTGAACTCGGCCATCTCCGCGTCGGTCATACTGACCTGCCGCGTGTTTTCGTTTTCGCTCATAATGTTTGAATATTAAATTGTTGTGAATATTTTTGTGTACTATCAGTTAAAACTCAAAAAGCTATGCTGTCATTTTTCAACATTCCCCGGGAGAAGGGAGACCCCACAGCCCCGCGCCGGGAACTTCCGCTGACCTCACAAGAATTTCGGTACATAGGAGATCTGCGAGACGGTCAGGACAGGTTAGTTCAATCAATACTCTGCCATTGCTCAGGCGCGTCCGCAACACTGCTCGGCATTCTGTCAGTGTTTCAGGGTCAGTCCAGCACAGGCGCAGCTCGTCTCCTGACACTCGCAGGAGCGACACTTCTCCTCCTCTCGCTTCTCTCAGGAATACTCGCCATAGGAGCGTTATATCGCGCCGGAGAAAAAAGGATCCGCGCCGTGACAAGATCAATAGCAGGAGCCCCTGGTCCGGCAAGAGGCAGTGAGTCCGCGTCAAGAATCCTCGCACCCGCCGCAGAAACGTGTGTCTTTGCCCTGGCAGCAGGTATTCTGCCCTTATTTGTGTCCCTATTCCTACAGTGACCTGCATATCCGGTTGGTTTGATGGTTACCTAACTCAACAGCTGCCCCCTGCGGATCGCCACCGGCATCAGGAACACCCTTCCGGACGGCCTCTCACCGGTGCCGCGTGCCGCCTTCTTCCGCAGCATCGACTCCAGCTTCGGCACGAGCCCCTTGAGCTCGTCCGCCGACAGCCTTCCGAACGGCTTCCCCGCTATCCTCGCGGAGGAGCAGAAGGCGTTGACCGCCTCCCAGTCCGTGGTGTCCACCCCGAGCCGCTGGAGCCGCCTCAGCACGGCCGACCGCCTCCTCCTGACCTCGTCCCGGCCGTCGCGTCTCCCGCCGCCGCCACCGTCCTGCAGCCTGTCGCACATTCCCTGATATTCCGCCTCCGTCATCTCACTAAGGTGCGCCGTGCGCCCGTCCGTGAACTGGAGCACCAGATCGTCCTTCGACGCCTCAAGGTCTATCCCCGCGGCCCTCGCTATGGCGTAGAACCTAGCGTAGTTTCTCTTCTTTCTCATAACTATACCTCCCTGTTCTTTCGTCCTTCCCAGTATTCCTCGGCTCCCTGCCTCCACAGCGTGATCTCTCCGGTGGATCCGAAGAAGCGCCCCTTGCTGAACGCCTTGTAGCCCTCCACCCAGATCTTCAGAGACGCGTCATACATCGCCGAGTTGGCGGGACGGCCCTCCGGACGTGTGCCGCTGGCCCTGCTGACAAAGATCAGCAGCTTCCGGCCTGCGTACTTGTCACAAAACTCCCTGAATCTCTTGTATGAGAACCCCATAAACTGGATCGAGTCGAGCACAACGATCTTCTGCGACCTCGGTTTGGAAAGGACCTCATCCAGTTCGTCGATTGTCATATCCGCAACCTTGAACGCCGATCCGAAGTCAGCCATACCGAAACGCCTGACGGTGTTCTGCATCGAGAGGCTTGTCCCCTCCTCCTTGGAGTTGTACAGGATCCTGCCGTGCGGTACCAGCTGCCGGCAGAGGGACACAACCGCCGTGGTCTTGCCGTTACCTGAGTTACCCCAGACGAACCAGACCCCGCGCGGCTCAACATCACCTACACACTCGTCCCAACCGCCCCCGAGGCGGATGGTCTCGAACCTCATCGTCATCATCTGTCTTCCTGATAGGACACGTGCCATAGAATGCCGTTTGAAAGGTGTTTGAACTATGCCTGAACATTTGCGGACGCAAGCCGCATCTGCTTGTGGATGCTTTTACGCACACGCCTAAGGTCGAACTCATCGGATCCGTTGTGGATCTCCCTTGACTCGGCGATCACCCTGCGGATGGATGCCTCGTCCGTCAGTCCGTTGCTTCTGCAGATGGCGTTCACCTCGTAGGCGCTCACCGGGCTCAGCGGGATGAACCTGCGCCCGATCCTGGAGTAAAGTTCCTCATATCCCTTCTTGTCAAGCCTCAGGCCTCTCGACATCCTCCGCTCTATGTACTGCGTCGAAAGGAACACGATGCCGCACTTACCCTCAAGGGCGTTGTACAGGCTGATGAAATAATAGAGCACGGAATCTGTCAGTTTGTCCGCCTCGTCGAACACCAGCAGGGGGTTCTGGCGCTTCACCAGAGCCTCGGTGACCCTGACAAGTGTCCCCCTCACGGTCAGACCCTCAGATCTTATCCCTATCTTCCTTGCGAGCTCCTCGACAAAGTCGGACTTGTGCATATCCTCCGAGCATCCGAGTACGAACACGTGCCTGCGCTCTGAGGCGTAGCGCAGGGCGGCGGTTGTCTTCCCGATCCCCGCCGGCGCCACCACCCAGGCGACATTGTGATATGTCTGGGAGTCTGACAGGATGGTCTCGACATCCTTGTAGGCGGACGTCTGGCAGACCTGCCAGCCGTCGCCGCACCGCCTGACCTGGGCGGCTATCTTCAGGAACATCTCATCCGAGATGTTGTCAAACTTTCCGTTCACGATGAAGTTCACCGTGCCGGCCGATGTCCCCTTGAGGGAGTTGGCGGCCTTGGCCTGGGACGGATAGGTGGCCACGTAGGCCTTCAGGTCCGATTGGATCCGCCGCTTCTCGTCCGATGTGAGTGCGCTTTTTGTCATAATCAGCATTTTAGGGTTATTACATTCTGTTGTATATGTCAAGCGGATTGTAGTCCGCGTTGCTCAAGTCCTTGGTATACCGGCCGTATTCAACAGGGTCGATGTCCGTAACGTCCGGAGACGGCAGGCTGTCGGCGATGTCCTCATAGTCCCTCTCGGAGATCCTGACCGGAGGGGACACCAGACCGTGCTGCTCCGGGGCCACGCCATGCTCCAGTTCCAGCTCCTTGCCCTCAATGGAGCGCCTTACCCGCAGTCGCTTGTTCTCGGCCTCGAAGTGCCTGATCAAGGCGGCGTCGCCCTCTGTCTGCTCCTGGATGTTGCGGTGCACGGTGATATATGGCCTGGCGTCAGCGATGAAGCACAAACCGTTGGATGACGGGACGTACAGCTTCACGAGCCCCATATCGTCCGGATCGTTCCTGACAATGAACTCCCTGCCGACATTGGATGAGAACCAGTCCATATCAGGAAGACCGTCAGGCCCCATCACCTCATAGGTGTACCTCCGGCCGTTCCGGCTTATCGTGAGCCCGCCGGTGGTGAATTTCACAGGCTTGTCACCCTGCTCCCAGAAGATACTGACATCATCAACGTCCGTGAAAGGCTCCACGGCCGTATTAACCGAGGCCCTGTAGGCCTCCATCCTGCTCATCCCCTCCGTGACCCCGGCGGGAAGATCCTGTCCCTTGCGGACGGGGTTCGGCATAGAGTTCCACTTGCGGCGGGCCTCCGCATAGATCCCGCAGAGCTCCTCATAGGTGGGAAGCCTGTCCACGTTGGCGGCGAGGAATTCCCTGTCCACCTGCCAGGCCTTCTTTGACGAGATGTTGCCGCCTGTGTAGTTATAGAGTCCGTGAAGCACCTGCGCCTGGAACTGGCCGAAGAGCCTCTCGATTGTCTTGGACTGTGGGTTGTACGGCTGCGTGGTGCGTGCTACGCGGCATATTTTCCCGAAGAGGGACTTGGCGGCGTCGCTCGTCTGGCCGCCCTGGTTGTCGGTCACGATCTCATATGGCTTGTGCCCTGACTCCCTGAGCGCCATCCTGAAGGCGGCCCTCTGGGCGGCGAAGTTCTCCGTGCGGCAGATGCTGTAGCCGAGAAGGGTGTCATTGAACGCATCTGACACCTCGTAGACCATACAGGTCCTCATCACTGTCTTGCCTCCCTGCGTGTCACGGTAGTAGAGGTTGAGTTTCGTACCGTCTCCGTACCACAGGCTGTCCCTCATAGACGGACGCTCCGTCTTGTTCATCCTCGTGTATCTCTGCTTGGCGTTGAGCTCACCGATCTCCGCGTCAATCCATTTCGGCCTGATGTCCGGACGGTTCAGGTACTGGAGCACGGAACTCTGCGACTCAAGAGGCTTCCAGCCCTTGCGCCCCGCGATCCTGTTATACTCCTCGAAGATTTGTCTGGTCGTGTATCTTGGGCATCTGCTGCGTGCGAGGGCCACGATCTGGCGGCCGGCGGCCGCTGTGATCTTGGTGACGTTAGTGTTGCCGAGCTTACCGCTCACCAGGCAGGAATACCCCTCCTTGGCGAATTGCCTCATCTTGTCCTTCAGCCGCGCCTCTCCGCGCGGAAGGGTATGGGAGTAACGGTCACGCAGGGCGTCAGATGCGGCGATGATGCCGTCCCAGGAGACCGGGGTGCGGCTGTTCAGTGAGTTGCGCTTCGCCTTCTGCGTCTCCGCCATAGCGACAAGCGTGTTCAGGACGCTCGCGTTCAAGGTGCATTCCCTCTGCTTCTCCTCGGGTATGCCCTTGCCGGACGGCAGACGGTAGCCGGAGAAGTAGGCCTGCGCCTTCACGTCCCACGTGATGTCGGTGCGAACGTCGGTGCGCTTGACCAGCAGTGCCGGGTCACCGTACTTCATCTCGAAACGGTCACGGAAACGCTTGGGAAGACTGGCGTAGGAAATCAGGGCGTATGAACCCAGGCCTTTACCGGGCCTCAGAACTTCGATGCGGCCACGCACCTGTAATTTGTGGTAATTCTCATATGTCAGAACAGCCTCACCGTCATCAGACCGCGTGAGATCATTCACCGTTACCGCCATTATGTCACCGTAATACTCCATTACGCCTGTTGTCATTATCTATTTCCTTGCTCCCCGGTGTGGAGTCGAACCACACTGCCGTCCTGGGCTTTGAATGAGGTGTGTTTTATGCGTCCTCATCTTCACTTCCGGAAGCTCCATAATTCCGACCTTCGGGGACCCACCGCACCCGGACATCGCTGCCGGGGATAAGGAGGTGTGAGTAAAACTTTGATACTAAAAAAATGTAAGGCTCAGCGGCCTCCGTCATCCTCTTTGTCTTTCTTGTAGGACCACCAGAACAGTCCGGCCACGACCAGCAGCATCACGACCTCGATGGCCACGTGTATGATGTAACGTACGCACATAACTACTGGTATAATGTCTCCGAGAGGCTTTGTGCCACAAAGGTCGCATCTCCCCAGTCGGTGATCGTCATATTCTGGAAGTCATCGCAGAATCTCTCTCCGTTGACTGTGATCGCTCCCGAGTTGCTGGTGGTGTCGATGGCTAGCCTAACGCCGTTCTTCCACGTCTGCACGATCCTGATGACGGTGCC